ATGTTACCGTCATCCGCTTGACTCGGTATCACAACATTAATATCACCGTTTGTGTTAGCATCTGTGCTTGGTGGTAATCCACCAAATTCTCTAAAGTCCCAATAACCTGTTCCGACTAAACCAAGCAAAGGTCTATCTCCATCTGAATCTTCAAAATCTAAACGAGCGTGTGAGTCGCCGCCATCTCCAGAATCACATGCAAACCAAATTCTTTGCAAAGCTCCGAGTTGTGCAACACCTGCTACAGTACGTGCTGAAGAGTCAAAAAATACTGTTGTACTTGTGCTACCGTCTGATTCTATAACTATTTTTATTACGACTCGTTTATCGTTTTCTTGTAGAACTTCTGGTCCTGTTACTGTATTTGCCATATTCCCTCCTTAATCAAGAATACTAGATGGGGCCGAAGCCCCATCATAAAGTTTATTTAATATTAAAATACTGCGTATTCTAATAGTACCGTAAATCTACCAGCTGTAATGTCAGCATTAACTGCTGTTGTGCTAAATGCATATAAATATTTACTTGCAATAGCGGCTGTCACATTGGGTACGAAAATGTGATAATTACCTGCTGAATTATTTAAGTTAACATCAATTTCAGTTACAGATTGTGTTGCACTAAGTTGTTCGTTGAACGAAGTAACTCCTGCACCAACAATTTCTGTTCCTGATGAAACTGCTGCATTAGTGTTTGTACCTGATGTAGCGCTTAATGATAACCCACCAACAAGTGTTTGACCTGCTGCTGTCGTAATGCCAATTAGTGCTCTGTCTATAAAGAACTTAGTTGCTGCAACATGTCCTGAAGGGACTGTTGTGTCTAAAGTTCCTAATTCAACAAGAACATCACCATCACCATAAGCTGTAGTTGCTGCATCTGTTGAAGCTAAAGTTCCTGCAAAAGATTGGAATTTTTTAATTCCTAACCAGTTTTGTGAAGCGTTAGCTTTTAATGCACCAGTTAAAGTTGATACACCTGTAACAGCTAATGTGCTTGATGCACTTACAGCACCTGCTGAACTAACTGTAAAATAATCAGTATATGCACCAGTTGCCGCTGTTTTTACAGAAACCTTAAGACCAGATTCTGCTCTTACTGTTCCTGCGAATGTTGTATTTGCCATAATTATAATCCTCCTAGATTATGCGAACGTAGTCTCTAGGCCGTCTCTATACGCGTCTACGTTCTTAATTTAATGTATAGTAATTTTTTATAGCTCTTTTTTAAAAAAAGTGCAAGGTATCCCTGTAGAAATGTATGATTTTTGATAGCGCTTAAGTGGCTATCGAAACTTCGGCTTGGGCCTCGTCTACTTTAGCTTGAATAGTATCTGCTTCAAACTCTTTGGCAATGATCTCTTTAACAACTTCCTGAATTTTTTTATCAATATAAGACATATTTATATTATATTTGCCCTCCTTCAGGTGCTCCTGTTGCCACTCTAACTCCAAGGACTTCTTTTGTATGTACAGGTCTTGGGTCATTTATAACCTCCTCATAGGTTATCCATTTACCAGTTTTAATGGTAAATCCATTTTTTTCGAACTTTACCGCATTTTGTCCTAGTTTGTCAAGGATTGAATTCTCGATACCTTGAGGAGTGTCTTCACACGTGACGTTAAAGTCAGCGCTATAGCCACAATATCGGATTTGAATTCTGAAGTTTTTCATAGGTAATTTCTATCTTTATAAACGAAATGAGGCGGTTTTGAGGCCGCCTCATTAATTAGTTTTAGTTGCTATTACGCACCTGGTGATCCGAAGACACCACGCCAGTCAGACCAGCCGAAGCTGTATCTTTCTCTAGCTTTGTATCTCACGTTACCAGTATCAAAATCGCCTTCCATAGCAGTTTTGATTGGTGCTCTAACAAAGTGTTTCATCCCATTTGGTACATCTGTTTTAATGAACCAAGCATCTGTATCAGTTAAGTAATGATTAACCACATAACCTTGTGGAACCATTCCCATAGATACAACTGCATTGATATCATTATCAGCTGTTCCAGTTCTACCGACAGATTTTAATAATCTTTCAGCAGTAAATTGAAGCGCCGAAGGAACAATCATTTTTCTTCCTTGAGCTGCAATTTTTAAACCTCGTTCATCAGTTAGCGCAGCAATGTCAACCATTGCTTGCTCTAATGAAGTTTCGTTTAAGTCTGCTGCAGTTGATAGTTCATTTTGTTCTGTACCAGACACAATTACGTGTGCAGTAGAAAACAGTTCTAAACCATCTCCGCCAGTGTACGAACTATTAAATCCTCTGTTGAGAACGTTCGCTGCTTTAACTTGTTTAGCATTAGCCATAGAACGTGCTAGTGCTTTTGTATAACGAGATGAAATTCTGTCATACAAATTGTCCTCAACCGCTTCTTCAGTGATTGCGAACGCTAAAGCTATTGTTTCATGCGTATAACGAGCAGTGAAGGTTTCGTTGGCGCTATCAAATGTAACACCAGCTCCTTCTGCTTTTACTTGAGCATTTGCAAATCCAGATAACATAACTTCTTCTTCAAAAGCTCTGTCTGAATTTTCTTGATCAAATATTTCAGCATGTTCGTTAGCATAGTTTTTGTACTCCAGGCCAAATAAGGCATTTAAACCTGGCTCTAGTTCTTTGACTAGTTGTGATCGTGATATTGCCATAATTTATCCTCCTTATACTCCTGTTGTAGTTGTGTAGAAATGTTCGATGATAATAACTTTCCAGTTAACGTTAGCGGCTGTTAAATCGCTATTGTCTGGATCATCTGACAAGTTCACAACCCGTAAATTAGCGGCTGTCGTCGCTAATGTAGAGTCTCCTAGTTCAGTTTTAGAAATGTAGTTCGGCGAAGAGCCAGCTGCTACTACAATATCAGCATTATTTCCAATGTCTCCTTGAGCGGAGGCACTAGCGTTGTCCGATTGTACTTCATATAACTGAAAAGGATCATCTGTGACAAAGCCTTTAATGTCCGTTGCGGAATTACTTGCTGCCAAGTTATTCGCAAAGGTAGGCTTGTTAGTCGTTGCGTCAGTAAAGAAAACACCTTGCAATGAACCGATCATTAACGCACTTGCTTGGTTTGCTGCACCAACTGCGATACCAGCACCGGACGCTGAAACAACGTGGTTTTGGTAAAGAGCGGATGCGCAAGCTGCAATTTCGTATTCTGTAGTTCCTGCTGCTTCTCTATTGCTGCCCAACTTGCCGATTGGTCTTAGACCAAATGCGGCATCTTTGTTTGCCATAGTTTTTCTCCTTAGTTAATAAAATTTCGTTGGGTAAGAATCGCTAATAAATTAGTCTTTCTTAGTACCACCGAAGGTTACACGAGTCTGCCTCTCAGCATTGATTGGCATACTTGGGTGCTGATCCTTCATGAGATCGCTTTCAATCGCTTCGTCTTTGTCCTGAGTTATTTTTCTAAAATACTCATCGCGCGCTTTAACGAGCTCGTCTGGTATCCTTGACAGCAAAAGGCCGCCAACTCCGATGATCCCCTTGTATTTGCCCTCGTTCACAGTTGGATATTCAGATCCAGGATATTCATCAGCTCTTACAAGCTCGTATCCTGATCTTAATTTACCGGCCATGTTCTTCGTATCATCAAAGCCCATAGTTTCGGCTCTTATCCATCTATGATGAAATCCTGCGGGCGCAGGGGGTGCATCTAAAGATGATGGTGGAGTCCATGTAGTTCTACGTTTCGTTTGTTCTCTACTCTGGCTCGCACGGGAAGTTTTTATTTTTTCGTTGGTCATATGCTTATGCCTCCTTCGTGATTCTTAGTTGTTTCGCATATTCTTCAAGTGGCACACCTAATTTTTTAGCAATTGCTACTTGAGACGATGTGAGTCTCACTGTTTTGCGACCTGGTTTTACACTTCGCGTAGCGGATGCTACTGTTTGTGTTGGTTTAGTCGATTCCTGAGACTTATTATTAACAAATTTATGCGGGAAGTCAAGACGCATTCGTTTATCAACTTCAGCATAATATTCATCGGATTTAGGGTCAAACCCTTCCTCCTCGGTTAGTTTCTTGTGCAAATCAAAAGCGGAATAAGTCATGGCGTTGTCTTTTCCAAACCATTCATTATTTTCCGCCCATGCTTCTGCTTTAGGGTCTACGGGTTGAGGTGCAATCGCTTGATCTAAAGAGGGAGTTTTTACTTCTCTTTCTTTAGCTCGTGACTGTTGTTCTTTTAAAGCATTCAACCGCGCTTCTTCAATACCAAGTTGAGCGATAGCTTTTTGCGCTTCAACTTCAGCATTAATATCGTTTGCTTCTCTTGCCGTGTGAAGTTTGGCTTTAGCCGCATCGATTCCAGATACAACTCTACTTTCAAGCGCCTTAACATAATCTGGCTCTAGTCTTGAAAATCGAGTTCTTAATTGAGAATGCTCGGCTTGAACCCCTTTGGCATAATCTAAAGCGGCTTCTCTTTGTCGTTCCGCTTCACGCCATTTCTTGGTCAGCTTTGCAATTCTTTTTTTAACCCCTTCACTATAGGCTTCTAATTCTTTCTTTT